CCGTGTCTGCTGATACACCTGCGGCTGTGGCAGATTTTTTTGCGTTCTCTGCCGCTGTTGTCGCTGTTTCTGCGGCGGTGACGGCGGTTTGCATATCTGCGTGTGTCTGCCTGCCTATGGCGTCTATGCGGTCTAGTGCGTCAGCTGCCACACTTGGTGACGGCACGGCATTATCACCTATAGCCGCACCTATTCTCAGACGGAATATGCGTGATTTTTTAACTAATATATACTCATTGCCTGCTAATTTTTTCGCCGCTATCTGGCAGCTGACTGTCTGCGCTGACCGCAGTATATCAGCCGTTGGCGTCCACTGTCCGCCTGTGATATCGACCTCGTACTGAACGCCATCACCGTAGTCTATCGTCATTACATAGCGGTCTGCGCCGTCTACTGTCAGCCCTTCGACCGACACGGGTCTAGCGTTCGTTTCGCCGACGTAGCCCAGCAGGGCTGTGTTCAGTGTTACGTCATAATCTGCATTTAATGTTATCGTCATTTAATCACCCCTCTTTACTCTATTGCAATATAATCAACATAGTATGTTCCTGTTGGAACGGTTTCCAATGTTGGCCCGTTATTAGCTCCCATGCAGACACTCATATAGTATGACGTTCCTGACCCATAAACGTGGGTGCAGTAGTTCTGATATGGTGTTGGTGTGTCTGTCTGCCGTAGCGTTGCTATTACCTGTTTAGGCGCAAAGGTCAGTCCAAGCGGTATCCGCATAAGCGCATTTGCTTTCGTCATCTTGTATTCCACAGTACCATAGTGTATCTTGCCGGCTCGGCTCAGTATCTCATCGATTTCCTCACCTGCGTGTTGCATCGGATAATCGTTTTCGGTGATATCCTGCGCCAATGTCACATTTTCATCAGCCATTATCTCGCCCCCTTAAAGCTGTTCTTCAACGCTCAGACCTACCGCAGAAATGTCTGCTGAAAGTCCGCCGTCAAAGGTAAATCCTAAATTCGTTATTGGTATGTCATAGCTGTCTGCGCCGTTGGTGTAGGTCACCACGTCACCTATGTCGAAACGTGGGTCACCAAGTCTGTGGTATAGCTCAGTGGTGTACCACGAAAAACCTCCTATCCTGCGCCACAGAGATTGCAAAAGTGATTCGGTCATGTATGGATTTTCAAATTCCAGCACACGCCCTCGTGTTGTATCTGTCACACCAAGCGACAGCGTTACATCATCACTCACTTTGCAGATAATGCCCACGATAGCGTTCTGCCTTTCAGACAGTGTTGGCAGGTCTATTGTGTTGTTATCCAATGTTTTCACAGACTTGCCATACCACTTTCGGACGTACTTTCCGTACCTGTCAACATAACCAAACTGACCTTGTGCAGAGGAAAGATAAGACAACATTTGGCGCATGGTCACGTCCTTTGGCACTGAGCTGACCTTGAAATAGAAATACTTTGAGTACAGCACCTTGCCGTTCTTATCTATCAACCTTCTGCCGTTCTTGTCACGCAGTAGTCGCACCTCTGTGTAGTCATTGCCGTTCTGCAATCCTAATTGTCTGCAAATGTCGTCTTCGACGGCTTTATTCCAGTTTGGCATAGGTATGTGAGGTACATATGACTTATCCGAAAAGTACAGCCTGTCCGCCATTGTCAGCTGGACACTGCCGCCCGATTTCTTTGATTTTACGCAGGTGAAACGTCCCATTGGTATTTTTTCGTCGCCAAGCATCTCTCCAAGCTTGCTTATCTGCTCCACTGTCAGCTTTGAAAGCTCAGCGTAGGTGTAGGATTCTAGGGTGGAGTAGGTGGTAAATGCCGAGCTGTCTTTCATATACAAACTGAAAACATACTCATTCCCAAGATACTTAGTTCCGTCGTCAACCAGTTCCGCCGTCACACTCTGAGAGCAGACAGCTCCAAGCTCTATATCATCACTTAGAGAGGTTGATTGAATGTCTGTCTGAACGTTCTGAATGCCGTCATATGCCACAGGTTCTCCGCTCTGAACGTCCTCTATCCACATACCCCACAAGGCTTTGTAACTCTCTATCCTGCTTGTTATCTCATTGCTTGCTATGGTGTACATATGCCCTCCTAACGTTCTGCGAATGTGACAGTACAGCTCTTGTAATACTCACCACCGTCAAGTCTGACAAGCCCCTGCGGTACATAGTCGCTTGCGTTGGCAGATATAGAATAATACTTGCCATTGTGCCAAAACTCCAGTTCTGCAAAGTCGGGTCCGTCCTCGATAAGGGATTGTATCTCGGCCGAATCTGCGACAGGAAGCATTGTCCACTTGCAAGGCAGTTTATATTTGCAGAACTTTCTTGCACCCACAAACAGACCTGTTGTATTCACTCGTCCTGAACCTGCCGTCCATTCGTAACAGTTTACAGGGCTCCAGCTATCAGGGTCAGGGTCTGTCACCCACACGCCGTTTATCTTTAGCAATGTTCCTGTCAAAATGCACTCACTCCCGTCTTACGTTTATACTGATTGTTGCTGTCCTGCATACACTTGAAAAGCACCTTGCTGTCAACTGTTCCGAAGAACACAGGGTCATAAGCTTTCAGCCAATCAAGTATAGCGTTCAGCACCCTTAACACCTCGTCAAGCTTGCCGTTATCAAACATACCTTGCAGTTTGCTCAGCGGTGAAATTACCTCAGGGTCTGCTTTTGCGTTCCTGTTATCGCCCACCATTGCAAGGGTCGGTGCTGTCGCAAGTCCACCTGTGGCAAGCTTTGGTATCTCAGGTATGCTTATTGTGTCAAGGTCAAAGCCGAAGGTTTCTCCGCCTATGCCAGGCACCCAATCAGGCACATCAAAACTCAGGCTGTTAATGCCGTCGATTATCCAGTTGACCGCACTTTCAATAGCACTGGTCATTTTGTTTACTGCACCGATAATTAGGTTTATAGGTGCTTTCACAACGCTGTAAAGCGTGTCCCACACGCCTTTGAAGATCTTCTTTACACCCTGCCAAGCCTTTTTCCAATTGCCTGTGAAAATGCTCTTGACGAACATTATAATGCCGTTGAGAATGGTCTTTACGCCTCCGAAAGCGTCGGAAAAGGTCTTTTTGAACCACTTGCCTATGCCTTTGAAAACGCCCTTGACAGCGTTAAGAAGCTTTGTGAAGATCTCCTTTATCTTTGCAATACCCTCAGATACGGCATTATACAGACCTTGTATAATATATCCGCCCATTTCAGCCATGACCTTACTAGGGCTGTGAATACCAAAACAGTTCTTGAAGCCCTCAATAAATGGTGTAAGAACATGGTCATAAAGCCAAGTGCCTATGCCCTTGAAAGCGTCAACGATACCTGTGAAAAGCCCCTCAACGATATTACCGCCACAGTCCTGTATCTTCTCCGTAAAGTAGTCACGGATACTGAAAACAGCGTCCTTGATAAAGCCCCACAGCACTGATACCGCACCGCCTATAGCTGAGCCTATGGCTTTGAAAAGCTTTGTGGCAATGCCGCTCCAATCTATTGTAGAAATGAACGTCCACAGCTTTTCACCTATGCCCTGCCAATTTACAGTTTGCAGGAAATTTATTGCCGTATCAAGCAGACCTTTCACGCCCTCAGAGATAGTCGTTCCTGCCTTGCCCCAATCAATCTCATCAAACCAGCCGTTCACAGAAGTACCTATGGACGAGCCAAAGCCCGACCAATCAAAGGTGGTAACGAACGAATAAAGATAGTCGATGATAGCTTGCCATTTTGAAGCAAGGGTCTTGCCGATAAGCGACCAATTCGTTTTCTTTATACCGCCGTTAAGAAAATTAGCCGTACCCTTGCCGAAGCCTGCCCAATCGAACTTCTTCATAAAGCGGTATCCTGCGCCAAAAATTGTGTTTATGCCTCCGCCGAAGCTGTCCCCAAGACCTGTCCAATCAACTCCGTTAATAAAGCTGTTCAGACCGTCTGTAAGCTTATCCACAAAGCCATTCAGCTTTTTCTGAATACCGTCCCAGTTGATGTATGCGAAAGCTCCGTTGACCTTTTCAGCCACAAGAGAGCCAACTCCTGCCCAATCGCCCGACTTAATGGCATCTTTCATACGCTCCGCCCAATCTGGAAGCTGAACGTTGTCGCCGTTTATGGCTGAGTAATCAATGCCGCCCTCTGAACTGTCTGTATCGGACTTGCTCTGATCCGGTGCAACTCTTACAACGTCAAAGTCCGCAAGGTAAGTGTCCTGAGTTTTCTTTATCTTCTCCGCTGACTTCTGCGCCTGCTTTGTCGCCTGCAAGGACTTCTGATAGGTGGTGCCGAAAAGCTCAGAGATAAACGCCGCCACAGTTTTTGTCGCCGTCGCTACGCCCGTCATAAGCGTATTGAGATACGGCATAACTGTGTTCATTATCGGCGTAAAAGCTATGGTGAGGTTGGCTTTTATCTCGTTCAGGGACTTGGCAAATTCTTCGTTGCCTGAAACAGCGTTTGATACAAGTGACTTTAAGCCTCTGAAAATTGCATATGCACCAGCCATTAGAAACACTGATTTTGCCGCCCTTTTGAGAGAGTTTGTCAGCCGTGACAATGGCTTTGAACTGCCGTGTATAACGCTTGTGAGCTTGCTGAACTTTGCTTTCACAGTTTCAACAGCCTTTGAGCCAACAGACTTCATTGCTTTGAATGATCCTACAAGTGTAGTCTTTACAAGGCTTGCCGCTCTTTTTACCGCAGAAGATATCACAGAGAAACTTTTTCCGCTCTCTTTGATTTTTGCACTTAATTTGTCGCTCGTATCATACAGACCTATCAATTGGCTTTTCAATTGTTCGATTTTATTTGACAACTTTTCTGATTCCATTGCGTCATCAGTTGTTGCCAACTTAGTCTGTAATCTTTTTATTTCAGCTTCTGTTCGCTCAATAGCGTTTTGGTTTATCTCAAACTTTTGCTTGAGCCTTTCCAATGGGTCGGCAGCGGTTTTAAAATCCTCTGATATTTTCGCTGCCGCCGAAAGTGCTTCTGTTCTCAGCTTTTCAGCCGCACTACTAGCTGCTTGTTCTGCTTCTGCAACAGCGGTGGCTGCTATTGCATCGGTATCCAATGCTTGTGCATTGCTTAGATCTCCTATCTTGGCTTTTGTCTTGTCGATAACAGCCTGTTGACGTATCATCTGAGCTTCTACACTGTTCAGCTTTTCAATGAGTTTATCAATTCCGATATCATCTGTATCAGCAAGCTGACCGTTAAGCTCTTTATACTTAGCCTGCAACAGGCTCATTTTTTCTGTTGCATTTTCGAGTTGGAGATTAAGCCTTTCAAATTCACTTTCAGGTATTTCAAAATCACCAAAGCTCTCTGTCGCTGTTTTAGCCGCCTCGTCAGCTTTTGCCGTAATTTGCTGAGCGATATCATCAACCTCAGCTTCTATCTTAGCAGGGTCATACTCAGGATTATAATGTATCTGCACAACTTTAGGCTTGATGTTTTCGATTTGGTCGGTAGTGTTCTTTATATGCTCATTGGCTTTATCAAGTCCAGCCACCACCTTTGCAGTAGCCTCCTGCATACTCTTCTGAGCGATCTCCGACGCACTGCCAAAGCCCTCGTCTACGGCTTTAGTGGTCTTATCCATAGCGTTCTCAACAGCTTTCTCTGCCTGCTCTACTGGCTTTGAAAAGCCGTTCTGTATGCTTGCAGATATCTTGTCAAGCTGCTCCTGCACCTTGTTTTTTATCACAAGGTCAAGAGATATAACACCAACGCTTGCTCCGTCTGCCATTACTTATCACCTGCCTTTCCGAACATTCCCTTGAACAGCCTTTCAAAGTATTTCGCAGTTTCAAGCTTGTCCTGCTCTGTGAACGTTTCTCTTGCTTTCTGACTTCTGAACGCCGTCCACTCTGAGCGTATCTGCTTTTCATACCTGTCGAAATTCTTTATGATGTCCTTGTTGTCCTCGCTCCTGATACGAACGATCTGACCCAGCGGCGTATCGTGCATAATCCCTGCAACGAGCCTGTACCAATCGCTGTAATGCAGATTTTCCTGCTCTGAGGGTAGGATATTGTACTGCTTTGCAATGGATTGTATGATAAGCTCTCGGTCATAGTCAAGATCGTACCAGCTTTCTTCAAGCTTACTCTGCGTTTTCCTGCGGAAATCGAGCCTCTGTCTTTTCTGCGTCCTCGCCTGTTACCGCTGAGATAACAAGAGTGAAAAGCTGCTGATATGCCGCCCAAGGCATATTCATTGCCTCTATCTCCTTGTAGTCCTTTGACGCGAACGCAAGCTTGAAAACCTCGTCTATCATATCAAGGTCTTTCTTTTCAGCGTTCTTGTCGCAGATGTCAAGTATCTTCTTGACAGTTTTCTGCCTGTCGTCCACAGGGTAGACCTTGTCGCCTACTCTTATCTCAGGTGTACCTGTAAGAAGCTTGCTGTCGAGTGTATACATCTTTGCCATAGTTATTGTCCTTTCTGATTTTAGGTATAAGAAAAGCACTCCGCTATAAACGAAGTGCTTGACATTGTTATTTTGCTGTGATATAATGAACATAAAGAGAGGTACTGCGATAAGCGGTTTACCTCCAGTTGGTCAATTTAAATTATAACCGTCCTTTGGCAGAAGGGCGGTTATTTCTTTTTATTGCAGACATTGAGCACAAGCCCAATTATGTTTGTTATAAGTAGAAGTAAAGTTAAGACTTCCATAACGCTCATGTGTCGCTCACCTCCTTAGCCATGAGGCTTTTGGAGGATTATTTAAACCGCCTACCGTTATTTGCAGTACCCAAAGTCATTATATCACAGATAGTTTTTCTTGTCAAATATTGTTGTTTACGCTGTCGCCTCTGTAAACTCAGGCTTGCCGTCGGAAGCAAAGTCGAACGCAAGCGGCGCAACTGCTGTCGAATCTCCGCCGCCCCATTCCGTTACGCTGACAACGCCCTTGATAACAAGCTTTGCTCCGCTTGGGAAGTTCCACACAAGGGTTGTGGTCGCCGCAGCACCTGTTTTGAGTGCAAGGCTCTCGATGTAGTCATTGCCTGCGTCACCGACGTTTCTCTTGCCTGAGATACTGATAGTGATAGACTTACCAGTGAGCAAACGTCTTGTCCACCCCTGCTGATCAAAAGGCTTCCACTCCTCGATATTGCCGTCAATGGATACTGAAAAGCTCTCCATATCGGCAATAGTCACAAGATTGCTCTCTGTCGAGCCGTCGCCGCCTGTCTTGTCTATCTTGAACTGGTTTTCATATACGGGATAAACTCCTGTTGTGTTTGCCATACTCATTCATTCCTTTCGTAATATACTGTTGCCTCGATAACATATTCACACACGCCTCGCTCGTCCCTGCCAACAGAAACAGGCTCTTTGCATTCGAGGTACTTTACCATAAATCCGTCAGCCTTATGCTGACGTATATCGGATAGGATATCAAGAACGCTTTGTGCCTTTATCTCTGCCTGCGTGGGAGTATCAGTCCAATGAATAAGCACCGAGATATGTTTTTCAAGTGTTTTTGTGCAGGCTTTTCCGCCTATGCAGATACGCTGTGGCTTTGAGGTCTTTGCGTTGTACACGCCTATACACTTATCAAGGTTGCCGTCAATAGTGCCTGCATACACGTCCTGCAATTCAAGGATATCGCTCAGCATATCCGCTATGTTAAGTAAAGTCATACGCCTGTCCTCTTTTTGAACTCTGCCACAAACTCATTCTTGGCAAGGTCCTTTTTACTGCCTGTGATATATGGCTCAAGCCATGCGCCGCCTGCGTTAAGGTTCTTGCCGCGCTGATAGTGATATTCGGGGTGATAATACAAACGCCGCGCCTGAGGTACATCATTAACAAGCGCAACGTGTATATCTTTGTCATTTCGATATTCAATAATGCTTTTGTCATTCTTATAACCTTGGTATTCTTTCGGATCATTGACGTACTGTCCGCCATTCTGCAATACATATGTATCTGCCGGCAATGTCATAGAGCTTACAAGGTCTGTCCTCACCTGCTCCATAGCCACCTCAGCAGACTTCACAGCAGCGTCTTCGATAGCCTTTATTGCCTGCATATCAAGCTTTATTTCAATGCCCACTATATCAGCTCCAATCTTGTGTAATTCACCCTGCCGTCAGGGTCTTTGGCTTTCTCAGAGCCATATATTTTGTACGTCCTGCCGCCTATGGCCGCATAGCCCTCTATAACAGCGTTATCAGGGGCGATATCTCCGCAGAAAAGAGCCTCGCCTGACAAGGTTATAAGCTGTTTCTCTGCGGATAACTTCTGCCTTGACTTCTCAGAGTGAAAGCATTTGCCCTCAAATATGACCGTCTGCTTCTTTGAGCCGTCACGATTAAGTCCATCCGTTCGATAGACCTTACAGGGCGTTTTGCATACCCTTTCAGGTACAAGCTGAGGAAACTTCATCACATCAGCCCCCTATAACATAGTCCTGTCTGCATAAGCACATTGTAGACCTGACGTGTTGTGATAACGCCGTCAAGAGATACCACCTTTGACTTATCGAATGACATTGAAACTCCGCTTATGCTGTAAGCGCTCAGAGGGCTTTCTAACAGCTCCGAATTGTCATAGATGAATTTCATCTGCAATGCTGTGGAACGCTTTATACGCTCTCTCTGAAAGTCTGTAAAGCTGTCAATGCCCTCTGCTGTTATGCGGTTGAAAGTCAGCGTGTCGATATCGCTCTCAGCTCTTTGCCGAATAGCCGAGAACTGTTCTTCGGAGATATCACACTCAGGACAGATATTGCAAAACTCAGTAGAGGTGAGGTACATATCCCTCACCCCTTACTCGCTGTACTCTGCTGTGTCAACGTCAGCGTAAATACTGTCTATCTTTCCGCCCTTGCCGTTCGGGAAAGTGAAAACATCTGAGAACGCTCTGTTCTGATAGAGCCAGCCGTCACCCTCTGTGTGTCCGCCCGGAGCAAAGCTGTAAATGCTGTTGATCTTAGGTACTATCTTTGTGGTCTCAGGTGTTGCGATAAGCACGTTTATCTTATGCGAACCTGCGACTTTTTCATAGTATGTATCAAGTGCAGACTTGCTCGGTGTGCCTGATACCTTAGTGTAAGAACCGCTTGATTCGGTGTAATACTCCTTGCCGCTCACGATATCGGTATCAGCGGTCTTTACATAGCTTGCAGCGCAAGGCTCAAAGCCGCCGTCCTCAGGGTCAAAGTTGAAGCGGTCATAGAAACGCTCATCATCAATGACCTCCATGATAGGCACTCCGTCAATGTCGGTCACTCTTGTTCTAAGACCAAGTCCTCCCTCTGCGATCTGTGTCATTTCTATCTTTCGTGTGAACTTGTCAGACTGCTCCAGCAGGTCCATAATTGTGGAAGTCACATACATAATGAGCGAGCCGTTAGACTTGTATCTTCTCAGTTTGCCTGCTGAAAGAAAGCCTTTGAGCTTATCGAACACGTTACCCTTTGTGTATGATGAAGCGGCTGTTGATGAGTGATAGCCCTCAAGCTCTGCCGCTCTCTGAGCTGTCTTTGAGAAGAACAGAGCGTCCGTTTCGGGAGCAGACTGTGTTTTCTCGAATACCTCTGAGATATTCTTGATAGACGCTGATGAGTTCGTTTCGTCAACGTCAGCCTTATCCACAAGGAACTCAACGTCACGGTCGTGTGTGAGTGTGAAAGGCACGTCCGTCTGAACATACTTACCTGTGTTCCAGCCGCCGTTTCTGTTGTGGCTCTTGTAGCCTGATGTTGACATCTGTGTGAAGTGGAAAGTCTTTGCGTCAAGCCACCTTACGTTCTGTGTGATGAACGGACTTGACAGTGTTTCCTGGATCCTTATCTCCAAGAGTTCGGGATTCCATACTTCTGCATAATTAAGATTTGGCATGATTCATTCCTCCTGTTTTTACTTGAATTTGTTCCAGCGTTTCTGCGCTGTTGGTTTGCTCTGTGGCTTCTTTTCATCAGTATCCGAAGATCCTGCACCGACCTTGAAGCCGCCCTGCTTTTTGCCGTCGGACTTTTTGCCGCCCTCGCCTTTCATATCTGGATACTTCTTCACCACCGCAGAAAGGGCGGCGTTGATATCCTGCTGACTGCCGTTTCTCACATAGCTTTCAGCCACCGCAACGGCGTCCTCGATACAGTCGGGCTTGATACCAAGCTGCATAGCGGCTATCTGAGTTTTGAGCCTGAGTATCTCCTGATCCTTTTCATCAGGTGAGTTCTCGGCATTGTCCTGCTTGTCGGACTTATCCTCGTTTGGCTGTTCCTGCTTATCTTCCGCAGGCTTATCAGCGCCCTCACCGTTCTCGTCAGCCTGACTATCGTCCACCGCAGGCTGTTCCTTGTCGGCAGAGTTCTCATCTGCCTTGTCCGCAGGCTTTTCCTCAGCCTTTGGCTCGTCCTTTTTCTCCTCGTGAGTGTCGGGAGTTTTCTTCTCTTCCTCATCAGGGAGTTTCTTTTTCTCGTCCATTTTCTGACCTCGCTTTCTTGAATTTGTGTATGAAAAAAGCACCCGTTAAGGTGCTTAGTTCCGATGTTTGGGTATAAAAATACCGCCTCGCCGTAGCGGAGCGGTAGAATTATTTACATCTTTTCGATTTCATTTTCATTGCAGTCATACAGCTTCCATTCGCCACCATAACCACCTGCTGTTCCTTTTGTATCACTTTCAACAACATAGTTCGTTTTGCCGTTAATATTTGATTTGTCAATAATAGTTCCGACTATGCTATTTGACTTGATCTTTACTTTGTCATATAATTCAAACATTATCGCTCATCCTCTCTATGTGCAGTTATAATGCGTGGGATACTCTCAGGAGTATCTTTTTGCCAAACTGTTCTGAAACGTTTCTTTTCGTTTACTCCTAACTCAGCAAATATACTAAATCTTTCAACGCCACTATCAGAAACAACTTTATCGACCGCTTTGCTATAATCAAAGCAAGCCTTTAAATCCTTGTCAAGAAGTTCAAAATCTGTTGTTTTATAGCCAACACTGAAAAATTCCTCTGAGTGTTTTGCATTTGGTTTCAAAAAGAACTTATTGATTTTGTCAGGGGTAATTTCACACTTATTGTTTTTTATTATATCACTTTTTACGTTTTTGTCAACACCACTGCCATAATACTTCTCCCTGTCATAATCCCTATGCAGCACCTCATTATGCTCCTCAACGAACGCCTTTAATTCCTGCTGAGCCTGCCTGAGTTTTCGGCGGTATTCCTTTGCTGTATCAGGGTCGCAGGTGCCTGCCGCAAAGCGTTTGAACTTGCGTATCTTTCGCTCCATTGCACGCTGTTTCTGCTCAAGCTCTCGCTGCTCTTTTATCTTCTCCGCCGGTATCTGCTCAGGTATCTGCGTTCTGCCGTGTATATACTGCGTCATTGTGTGACGGCAGTTCGGGTGAAAAAGCCCGTTCTTTACGGCGTATGACAGCAGCCAAAACCACTCACCGCAGTAATTTGACTTGCCTTGAAACTCGTCCTTTTCCCCCTCCCATACTGTGAATACATCATCAATGTATACTTGACCTTGCCAAGGCTCACAGGTCTTTGAACAGCCGCCATACTGCGACACAAGCACCGTATCATACCCAAGCTCTGCAAAGCGTTTCGCCGCACCCTGCAACGCTGCCCTTGTGGAAGTTGTCCGCAGAGCCATTCGCACATAGTCGGCAATGTTCACTCGCTTGCCGTCAGCGTATACGATACAGTTTATGCCTTTGTCAAGAAAGTCCTTTGTGGCAAGGTCGATAGCCTCGTTAAGCGTCATAGAGCCTGTTCCCATTGCAAGCTGTACTCTGTTCAAAGTCTGCCTGTAAATGTCGTCTGTCATTCGCAGAGCGGCTGTTTCAGCGGTCTTTTCAAGGGTGGTGACGTCTTCCATAAGCTTTGCCATTTTCTTTTCGTTCACGCCAAAGAAATGCTTGTCTGGGATAGGCGTTATAGGCTCGTCAGAAAGCTCCTGGGCACTCCGTTGTGCCTGCTGCTGACCCTCTTGAAACTGCTCAGTCATAAGCTGTCTTGTCTGATCGTCGATAACGTCAACGTACTCGTTCATAATGTCAAGGTTTTCACGGCGGAAGTTCTCCATATTTTTCAGTTTCTCAGCCTGCCAAGCAGACCATTCAAAGCCGTAACGCTGTTCCTCCGCCTTGTGCCTTTTGAGATTGCGTTTCAGTGAAGATATGAGCCTTAGCTCTATCTCCTCAAATATTTTTGCGATGTCCTTAAAATTAAGCGTACTCATCACCTACCGCAGTAGGCTCACCCTCTGTAAGCCCCTTTTCCTGCATTATCCGCTTGACCTCTGCGGCTTTCCAATCGTCCTCCTTAGAACTGCCCCACAGTTCCTCCACCTGCGTTTCAACTGACATAATACCATACGTGCTTGCCTTGCCCACAGTTTCAACTCTGCTGTCAAAGTCAGGTGCGCCATACTCGCCGAAGTCAACGGTCACTTCATAAGTTTCAGGGGCTTTGCCCTGCATATTGTCATAGGTCATAAGCACCGCAGAAACAAGCTGCGGCAGAGCCTTTTCAAGAGCCGTTGTGATAGTGTTTCGGGTGTTGCCTGTGACGTCTTTCTTCTCTCGCTGAGCGTCAGCACTCGACATCTTGCCAACGTCTATGCCCAGCGTGGCAGGTGATACAAGCCCTTGCAGACACATAAGTAGGCAATTCGTATAGCTTGCCACAAACGCTTCGTACTTGATATCAGGCTGAACTACTTCTATCTTAGGCGCCGCACCCTCTGCCGAAAGCGGTGGGTCAATGCTTATGTAACTGTTGCCAAACTGATTTGGCGCTTTAAGCTTACCGTTTGCAGGATCTCTCGGTATCATGCTTTCGGGGATATACTGCTTTACTCTGCCTGCTCTGATAGCGTCCCACCATTGTGAGATCACCTCGTCCAAAGCGTCAAAGCAATCAGACTTACCGCCGTCAAAAATGCTCTTGCCTCTGTTTGGATACTTCCGTGATGAAAAGAATTTCAGCGGCACAGCCATTATATACTCGCCCTCGAACTCAGTTCGGGGCGGTATCTGTGCAAGGCAAGGCACGTTGTCCAAGCCGACCTCGTGACCGTTATCGTCATACAGACGGCTTTCTATGTACCCTTTGCCGTAATGCTCTTCAAGGTGAAATTTCTTTGAGCCTGCATAATGCACAGAATGAAAAACGACCTCGTTCAGCAGACCTCGCACAAAGTTATACTCCACTTTGTCAGCGCCGATAAACTCGACTATTGGCGTATCAGAAAGCTCAGTATCCACAGATATTTTGAAAGCTCCGTCGCCGTCAACAAGTGCGGTAACTATCGCCTTGCCTGTCAGCTCTGTGAAGTCTATATGCTCGGAAATATTATCAAAGTCAGCCTTTGCTTTGTCCCCTGTGACTTTGATATCGTCCATATCAGAATAGACAATGTATGACAGCGTATCGGCAATTATTGCAGGCAGACCGCTATGTATCTTGCGTATCTTTTCATTCTCAGGGACGCTGCTCCAGAATGAATTTGTGCCTAAGTTAAGCTGACGAAAAAACTGCGAAAGCTCTGCGGCGTCACCACGATACCAAAGCTGTGACCTTATCACATCTGTCATAAAACCTGTTTTCTCAGTGATAGTTATACTGTATTCGGGTGCAGGCTGGATATCAAGCCAGTTTCTTATCATATTTTTCACCTTGCTTCCTATACTGAATTTAGTCAATCTTCACACTTCCTATCTTTTCACGATACGGCAGCCAGGCATACTGACAGGAATTGATAAGGTGGTCGTTGCCGTCCTCCGGCTCAGCCTTATCCTCTTTCCAACTGTATATGTTAAGCTCGCCTACGTACTCCTTGCAATGCTCAAGGATATAAAAATCACCTGCCGCCAGCCAAGCTGACTGCAAGTGTATTCGGTCGATTATTTTCGTTTTCTTGAATGCCGGGATAAAATTATATATACTGCCTGTGAGCCGTCCAAACTTCTGACATTCAAGTATGGTCGCCTGATCTGCGCTGTCGATATACACATCTCGTGCAAAGCCCCACGTCCTGCGGTTTTTCTCCAAGAATACTGTAAATATCTTTGGTATGTCAGAGGGTGTGAGAGGCACTTGTCTGTCACGATTGTTATACACTTCCTCGTCAAGAGTAACGCATTTTCTGTCAGCCGTTATGCCCACAAAGGTGAATGCTATGGTATCAGGTGAGGATTGCGAGTAAGCGGTGTCAAGCCCGGCTGAGAAGTACACATAATTGAAAGCTTTCGCCTGCTCTGCTGTCAAGATATTTCGCTTTTGCAGGTCAAACACAAGCCCTGTTGCACGTCCTCTCAGACCGAGTATCTTGTTCTTATACAGCTTTGTGCCTTTCGGAGCGGCAGCCATTTTCCGTTTGATATCCTCATCAGTAAGTGAAAGATTATCACGAAAAGTAAAGAACCAGTACCGCCAATTGGGTACAGGTTCTTCTGTAAGCTCTTTCATTATCTCCGCAGGCACGTCACAGGCGTATTTCTGATACGGACGTGAGCGGTTTACAAACTCTTTATACACAGGCAGAGAGGGGTCGTCAGGGTTGAGGGTCGCCATAAGGTAATCGTTACGGGTTGACATCTCACGGACAAACTCGATATCAGCGGTATTTATCTCGTCGATATAAACGCAGCCGAACTGAGCGCCCAGCACCATTTCCCACTTATCCTTGTTGTCATATCCCAGAACATAGATTATCTTGCCCTCAAACTTGATATGCGGCAGTTTGTAGTCCTTATCGCCGTTGCCGAAGTACCGAGCATTGGTGTGCAGGTCAAGAATGCCGTTATCCTGCTGAATGATAGTTTCCTCAGCCTTTCCCGTAGTCTTAGCGGCAATGACGTGAAGCTTTTTCCTGCTTGCCGACACCATACGCATGAACTTTATGCCTGCGCCCACAGTTGTTTTGCCGCTTGCGGTAGTCCCCTCAAGGAAGTCCGCAGACACACTCCGAACGCTGTTGATGAAGTCCATATACTTCTGCGACAGGGGAAACTTACTCGCCAAGCCCCTCACCGCCTATCTGAGCGAAAACGTCTGAAAGCTTTTCAGAGGTCTTGACCTCCGCCTGTATCTTAGCCACATACTCTCCTGTCATTTTATTGAGGGTATCGACGGCTCTGATACGGTCAGCAGGGTCATTCTTGCCGTCCTTTGCGATATCTGACAAGAGTGCCTGCCTCTCCTTTGCGGTCATTATACGCTCGTCCTGAGCTTTCTCGGACAGCATACGGATATACTCCGCAACACTAGGATTATCTAGGATTTTGCAGGCGTCAGCTTTCGCATACTTCTCACTGTATCCTGCCTTTATAGCACTCTGAACGGTGTTGCCGCTCTGAGCATAGTATTCTGCAAATTTCTTTTGCCGTGCTGTCATGAGGGCACCGTCCTTTCTTTATGGTATGAAAAAAGCCCCGATTTAGTGGGGCTTTGAACACTCAATATTATTAATTTTATTGGTTATATTTCGATCTATCCAAAACAACTTTTAAATCGCCAAAAATAACCGTGGTTCCGTTATTATATATTTTTGCAATGCCACATATAGCATTTGTATCTCTTCTATACAAACCCTCAGGGTCATAGTAATCCGTAGTTTCAAAAAATCTGACTATATAAGGGTCTTCATTATATTTATTCTTCATATAATTTATCATTTTGTCATAACAAAATTGATATTTTATCGAATAAAATATATTATTCTGTTGAACTTCTTGAAGGGTTAATGTATCATCAAAATCATCTACAATGCTAACCTCTTGGGCATATTTATAGCCTTCTTTATGAATTTGACTATCTAACTGCGTTATAGTTTCATTGCGTAATCCTTCCACTAATTCTTCAAGTGCTGTTTTGTTGAAGTTTGATTCTGCTAATAAATAATCTTTAAACATTCCTTTTAGCTGATCTTCGCAATTACAACATATGCAATTTCCATTCTCAAATCCATCATAAAATATTCGGCTTTTTGCCTGTTGTCCACATAAAAAACATTTTGTAGTAAGTTTATTGCTTTGATGTTCCTCCATTTTAAACGGTTTATTACCATTAAATTTGACTACCAAGTACAATCACTCCTCATAATAATATTTCTTAAATAATATCACTAATCAGAGCGAAAATCAACGAAATGCACCGAATTTCTATATACTGCATAAATAGCATTTGTATTTTTTATGCAGTATATCAAAAATTCGACATTTATGAACTTTTTACGACGCAACGCAAAAGCGACCGCAAAATGCAGCCGCCCTTGTGAAAAATATTATAAGGAGTTTTGTAAAATGGTGGAGCAGGTCTGAGCGGTGGCTCGCTCTCGACCTGCATAAGCCCCTTACGGGGCTTAGAAAATTGGAGGTGACTTCAATGAAAGTACAAGTCTGAGGTACATCTACACTTCCCTCAGTTTAAATTATAACACAGGTAAAACGCACAAACCGCACAACTTTCACTTTTCTTGCAAATATCTTTGAATTTTCATTCGCACTCCGCTCTCCGACATTCTCCCACCACTAACCTGCATAGCTATCTGCAAGTACGTCTTACCCTTGATGAATTTCAGCACAAACATTCGCCGTGTCTGATAGTCCTCTATCCCCTTGATAAATTCCTCCACAGACCTCTGCTCACGCTCTAGCCGTGCCTGCTCGCACAGCAATGAAAGTGTATCACCACTTGGCAAGAAGCCGTCTATGCGTGTGCTGTGTGGCGTGTAGGACGGCGGAGTGCATACGCTGATACTGTCGGCAACGTACTTGCCTGAAAGCTCTGCCTTGATGTCCTCAATGGCTGCTGCGTTCCTGCGGTAGGCTTTCAGGCGTGACATGGTCATAGGGTCAGCCATTAGCAACACCGTCCATTCTTGCTCCGCAAAGTGGACAATAAGTCGGGAACGTATCGCCGCATATTTCTTCTAAATCGCTTGCATAATATTCTGTTTTACATTCACTACATCTTGTACAGCCGTTTTCATACATTAATTCTGTGCTTTCCCACTTTCCGTGCCTTGCTTCCTGCACGTCTGCGGTAGGCTGTTCGTTGATTATATCGGCAATGCTGCTGTTATCACCCAGAATGCCTGTTATGCCTTTTTTGTATATCGGCATACACGCCGCCGATAGTTCGTTAATCAGATTGTCTGCGTCGATATATTTTGTCATCTTTATACCTCCAAATCATCAAATGTCAGCTGGTTGAAATCTTCGCCTAGCCACCAGCGAAAAACGTCTTGGCCTGTTTGCCATGACATTTTAGCATCTTTTCCAAGCTGCTTTTTACGTTCTAGCATTCTATCAAATGCCGTTATATAATTTTGTTTGTATTTCGGATATCGTTCAAATTCAACGTATCTATGTTTTCCTGCCATAGGACAGCCAATGCAACCTATACGATTAAAACCGCATTCATACAGCGGATTTGATTTGCAACCATAGTAGCCCAAAAAATCCCACACTTCGTCGTCAGACCAATCGACTATAGGGTTTACCATAGTTTTCGTAGTGCGATAGCAGTGTTCAACCAACCTACGATTTTTGTCATTATCATCATTAAAAATGATTCCGCCCTGATACGTTTGTTGATATTCTGTGCCTATTTCATCAGCTATTTTCATCGTTGATTTAGGTTTCCCGATAATTTTAACAACGTCCGCTGATTCTCTGCGACGTCCACTTTCAGACCACCTAACGCCAGTAATAACAACACGTCCTGTGCCGCCACGTTCTTTTAATTCGCTACAGCAATAACGTGCAATGCGTGTCGGTGGCATTAGCTTCTTGACAATCAGGTTCCACATTGTAATGTGATTGCCGTCCTTGTCATAAGCCTTATCAATTTTCACATCTGGTTGAGATTGAACATATCTCACAGTTTCGGGCGCATCAACAGTTGTCAAATTATGTACTGCTTCAAATTTAACGCCTGCGAGTTGTGCCAAAATTTTGATACAGTCACTATCTTTTCCACCGCTATATGCTAAATAATATCCGTCCGCAGGTTCAAACGTTTTCAGACGTTCGATAGCCTTTTGCTCTTTTGCACTATCCATATAGCCTCCTAAAACGTCACCGTCACATTTAACACTGCCGCTGCTAACCAGTAGACGGCCTTTTTGTAGTCTTTCTGCACAGCATATATAACTGCCGCTCCCACGTCTAGCAAAATCAGCAACAATGGGAATATGTATTCGGGTTTGATTTTTGTCATGTTAATCCTCCTCAAATTCAGGACATTCCGTCACGGTATACGAATGTATCGTACCGCCCTTTTGTGCCTCGTACATCCTGTGCTGACGTGTCTTCCAACCCTCGACAGGTCTGCGGTCTATGGACCATGCACAGCCTGTGAGGTATTCTCCTGTTATCTTATCCTTTGTCGGTACTGCGTGATGACAGTACCAGCATAGGGTGTGGTCAGTGTGTTTCATTCTCACACCTCAACTCTTCCAGCCTACAATACACCAACGTGTTGCCACAAGTCTTGTCAGCGATCTCTGCCTGATAGAAGAACTGACCTGTCTTACTGCTCTTGCGGATAATGCACCCTGTCAGTTCGTAGCAATCAGAGCCGTTGTAGCTTACCCTGCGTCCAAGACTTTTCTTTACTTCGTGTATCGTCATAGCTCCTCTATCCTCACATAAATGCCAGGTATGTCCGCCCAAAACTTCTCGCATATCTCACTCGCCACAAGCTGGTCGTCAGTCCAAAAGCCGCATAGTGTCATGCAGTCCTTGAACATCTTCTGCAGGTTGTCTGTGTCAGGCTTGCTGATCTTGTACTCTCCGTCCTTGTGCTTGCCGTCATTTGGAAATAACCACTTTGTTACCAGCCTTATCCCACAGATGTATTTCTCAGGCGGTCTGTGCCTTGCTAGGTTTGCCGTGAGCTTTTCTTTTGCCGCCTTGACATCGGGTGGGTCATAAAATATCGGCTTGCCGTTTCTTACTGCCACCTTGTGTTCCTGCGCTGTAGCCGTCGGCGGTATCATTGCCATAAAAAATTCAGTCATTGTTATCTGCTCCTCTCGTGCGGTCGGGTATTACTGCTAGTAATATTCTTGTCCGCTGTTTCTAGCGGACAAGATATATATTACGTAGTAATATATGTTTGTCTGTCCGTCCGACAAACTCGGTAATTTTCGATATTGTCCGACAAGGAAAAAGTTCGATTTTGTCCTGACACTTTTTTCGATTTTTTCCTGTCTGTCTAAAGTTCAAAAATTCGATTTTGTCTTGTCTGTCTGCTGAGCTTTTAAGCCGCATTCTCCCTCTTCTATCCAAAAGCCACCATGCTCTTTGAGGTATCTTCCAACGGTCTTTTCGCTCTTTCCTATGTACTCCGCCAGCTCAGAAATGCGGCACTTGCCGTTCTCCTGCACACCGCTGAAAGCTGTTTCAATGCTCTCCTTGCGCTCCTTGCTGCGGTCTTCATTGGTCTTTTTCTTGCTGAAATTCTTTTTCCAATTCGGTGTGATGTCCTCTACCTCGCAGTCTTTAAGCACGCCCACAGTATCCTCTCTGTGAACAGGATAATCAAACCACATATTGAGTGGAGCAAATTTCGGGAACTCTCTCAGAGTACCCTCTATACGCCATGCCGTGCGGTTTCTTACTGCAAGCTTAGCCTTGTCTATGTCGGCCATCATAAGCTTGTATGAGTTCGGGTGCAGGTACTTGTGCGTTATCTCAAGCATTTTTGACGGCGTAACAAGATCGTCCTGTGAACAAAGGTCATCAGTATTTCTGTAAAATCTCCTCATCCAGTTCTCACAGATACGGCAAACAGCTTCGTCCTCCTGCTGCTCGTAAAGGCTGTCTGAAATGTCAAGCTCTGAAAGGTCAAGAAGTGCGTCAGGGTCACGGGCGAATACTCCTGAACCGCTGGCTCTGTCCATTGAACGCTTACCACCCTGCGCTCCCTTTGAGTGGTGGTGGCAGTATATGACCGCACAGCCAAGCTCTGTGCATACCTTGTCAAACTGGTTGCAAAAGTGCGCCATTTGGTCTGCTGAGTTCTCGTCGCCTGTTATGACCTTGTAGATAGGGTCGATTATCACGGCAATGTAATTCTTCTTGCTTGCTCGGCGTATAAGCTTTGGTGCAAGCTTGTCCATTGGTACGCTGTGACCTCGCAAGTTCCATATGTCTATGCTGTTGAGGTTATCAGGCTCTAGGTGCATTGCGGTGTACACGTCCTTGAAACGGTGCAGACAAGATGCTCTGTCAAGCTCTAGGTTGACGTATAGTATCTTTCCTTTGGTGCATTGCCAGCCAAACCACTTGACCCCCTCAGCTATCGCCACGCACATCTCGATAAGTGCATAAGACTTGCCTGCCTTTGACGGACCTGCAATGAGCATTTTGTGACCCTGTCTGAGAACGCCGTCAATAAGTGGCGGAGCAAGCTCAGGCAGGTTATCCCACTCAGCACTCAGGCTCTCAGGGTCAGGGAGATCATCATTGATACTCTCTATGTAATCTTTCCATTCTGAAAAGCTTTCTTTGCCTATGTTCTTGTCAATGATGAACTGTTTCTTGCCGTTTCTCATTACGCCTGGCATACGACTAAGACGTGAGGGATTGCGGTTTTGTTTATCTATGTCAAGACCACTTTCCTTGCAGACCTTGTAAAGAAAATCAACACGCCTGCGGTATTCATCATAGTTTGGAGCGTCTATCTTGACGATAGCGTGAACGCTCTTTCCGCCGCTGTATACAAGCACAGCGATAGGAAGTTCAAGTTCTCTCATTACAGCGTTCTGCTGTTCTATAGGCATACTGTCGCTTTCAACAAGAGCATAGCGGTAGTCTGTTACATTCTCGTTCTTTACGCCCTTGCCGTCAAGAGGATTGAAGCGGATCCACGCTCCGGCTTCTTCCTTGTAGTCGCCAAACACCGCACCAATGTCGCCGTTACATTCGCCAAGCCTCTTGATAAGCTCCCCTGCAGTCCTGTCACAGCAGCCCTTTGTGGGCAGATACTTGGTCTTGCCGTCCTTTTCTGTCTCCCACGTTTGCGTAACATAGCCCACGTTCTCTCCTGCCTCAAAGAGTGTTTCAAGATATGTGACTATCTCCTTGACAGGATCCCATTGGGCAGGCTCGGTGATCGGTATGCCCTCACCGCCGTTTACAAGGGGACTGCTTTCTTCTGCAACTATCTCGCCGTCCCAATCGTATGCCTTAAACTCATGGGGGCTGTATCCTCTTTCCTTTGCCATTTGCACGATAGTTCCTGCGGTCACAGGCTGAGCATTGCCGTTAAAGCCTTGCCACTTGCGTTCACACTCACCGCTGTGATAACGGCTGTCTGACCTCGACCAACTGTCCCAATCGTTCACGGAATAGCCCTCGTGCTTGAGAGCCATTCCCACATTGACCCATTCTTGATAATCACAGCTTGCAGGGTCTATGTATTCAAGCATTTTAAGCAAATTTGTGTTATCCATTCACTTCTCCTTAGTTCTCAGGTGTGTATTTTTTCGGGTCAATATCTCTCGGCACTCTCCAACCATTGGCAGAAATACGAGCTATCATCTTGCTTGCACTGTCAAAGCTCCAAGAGCCAACGTGTTCAAAACCCTTGCTTTCCAGCAGCCTTATCTGCTTAGGCGTGGTAAGTCCTGCATTGCGGCGCTTTTCAAGTCGGTCAAGGATAAGCTTTGCCTTGCCTGCGTTGTCTATATCGTCAGGGAAAATGCCCAGCTTTTCAAGCTTTGCTTTCTGCTTGTCGGTAGCAGGAGCACACTCCCAGCCAAAAGCAGGAACGTAAGAGGACAAGTCCTCAGCCTGTATTGACATTTCATACTGCAATGGGTCAACGAGCTTTCGCTTGCGTGTTTTCATTTCTTTGAGCTGCTTTGCCAAAGACTCTTCACGCTGTGCCACAACGTCCTCGCTTGCCTGTTTTTCTGCCTCTTCGATATCCACTGCACAGCCTGCCTCATTGGCAAGATTTTCGGTCATTTTCTCAGCGACCTCTTCATTCTGACAGATAAGGTGTGCAGGTCTGCAAAGCTCGTGGCGTTCTGTGTGCCACAGAAAGTCAAGCAGTAAAAGTTCTGTCTTTCCCTCGCAAAGTCTTGTGCCTCTGCCTACCATTTGACAGTAAAGTCCACGCACTTTTGTTGGTCTTAGCACGATAACGCAGTCAACTGACGGACAGTCCCACCCCTCTGTGAGGAGCATTGAGTTGCACAGCACGTTGTATTCGCCCTTGTCGAAAGCTTCTAATATCTCCGCTCTGTTTGTGCTTTCTCCGTTGACCTCAGCGGCGTTGAACCCTTTGCTGATAAGGATATCACGGAACTTCTGAGAGGTCTTGACAAGCGGCAGGAACACAACTGTCTTGCGTTTCTTACAGTATTTGAGCATTTCATCAGCTATCTGATAAAGATAAGGGTCAAGTGCCGTGTCGATATCACTTGCCTTGAAATCTCCTGCCTGAGTTGATACTCCCGAAAGGTCAAGTTTCAGCGGTATGGTGATAGCCTTGATAGGTGAAAGATAGCCCTCTTTGATAGCCTGCGGCAGGGTGTATTCATATGCAAGGCTGTCGAACACCGAGCCTAAGTTCTTCATATCGCCCCTGTCAGGTGTAGCCGTCACCCCAAGCACCTGAGCTTCAGGAAAATGGTCAAGCACTCTCTGATAGCCGTCTGAGATAGCGTGATGAGCCTCGTCAATGATAATGGTATCGAAGTAATTTTCCGAAAAGCCTTTGAGCCTTTTCTCTCGCATAAGGGTCTGAACTGAGCCTACTACTACACGATACCAAGAGCCTAAACAACTTTGTTCTGCTTTCTCGGTGGCACAGCCAAGCCCTGTTGACTTCATAAGCTTGTCAGCCGCCTGGTCGAGCAGTTCGCCCCTGTGGGCAAGGATAAGCACACGCTTACCCTGCCGCACACATTCTTCCGTAACAGCCGAGAAAAGTATTGTCTTTCCCGTTCCTGTGGGCAGAACTGCAAGGACTTTGTTTATTCCCTCAGACCATTGTTCGAGTATAGCAAGCTTAGCCTCGTTTTGATATGGTCTTAAATTCATCATCAGAACGTACCGGCTTTCCAGCCACCTGTCTGAGCAGGCTGACTATACTGTGGTGTCTGCGTCTGAGCAGGCTGAACGGTAGTAACATTCTCGTCATAGGCATAGAGCTTTTTAATCTTGTTGGACTGCCTGTCCTCACCGTCCTTGTTCTTGTAGTTGTCAACGTAGACGTGACACTTGCCCTTTTTGCCTGTGATAGCGTTCCAGTTCATTTTCAGCGGCTCGCCATGCTTTTTTAGCCCGAGAGCCAGGAAAAGTGCTGAGAGCTTCCACTCAAACTTGTTGCAAAGGAAGAAGTTCTCTGTTATCTCCACGCTGTCCTCTGCACCCCAAATGGTGAATGTGACCTTTGCCATATTGCAGGGCGGCACTTTTGCCGACCCCTCGTGTCTTGCACGTTCGTACTTTGCAACTGTGAAGTCATAGTCCCCCTCAGGGAGCGGGACAAAGTCCCCACCCTCGTTGACTATCTCATCTTCCCAGCCGTATTCCATAAAATTATCCATAGTGTTGTCCTCCTTTTACAATGGTACTTTCTGATTTTCTCTGATAAGCGGCAGCATTTGTTCCCAAGCACCTATCAAACAGCCCTGCACGAAGTCGTCAGGATAGTTGGTAATAGGGGTATCATAGGGGAAATAGTTTCTCTGAGATACCACAAGACGTATATCCGATTCGCTTACGTTGTTGGCTCTCATAAGGTCTGCAAGCGCTTTCGGTATGCCCTCAGGGATAACGATAGGTGGTGCAACGTCCTCAAAGCCGCTGAGATCTGTAAGAGGCTCGTCCGATTTTTGTGTGGCAGTCTGTGCGGTCTGTGTAGGCTGTGCTGTCTGAACTGTCGGCGCAGGCACAGGATTAGGCATTTCAGCAGGCTGTGTATGCGCAAACAGGTGAGCTATGCCGCTGTATTCAAAAGGCATTTCAGGCGGAAGTCCGTCACGATTTTTAGCGTCCCAGCAAGGGTGATGTGTGGTGTACATAACACGGTCGCCGCCCTGAGCCTTGAACTTCTTGCCGTCCTTATCCACAGCTACTGCATATGTTTTGTAGTTTGCAAACAGCACCATATCTGCCCATTCTTTCACAAGAGGTGATATCTGAGAAGAAGTTTTCTTGCCGAGTTTCAGTTCCCAGCGGTCATAAGCACCCAGCTCGTCAGGCTGTTCAAACTTTCTCATCTGAGCATGAGCTGTAAGTACAACGTTGATACCGCTGTCAACTACCTCCTGCAAGAGATTAAGAAACTTGCCTATCTCCTCTTTTTCGTAAACATAGCCGTTGCCGTAGCCGAAATCTTCAATGCCTTTCTTCTGATGTGCCGAGCAGATCGTTTCAATGCAAAGCTGTTCAGCCCAATCAAATGTATCAATGACAAGGGTCTTGCAGAGCCTGCCGTTCATAGCTTCCTTTACCTCGTTTTTGAGCATTTCCCAGCTTGTTGGCTTAGGAAAACGTCTGATGTTCAGCTTCTTTGTGCTGCCCTCAGTATCAATAAATACAGGGTCGGGGAACTGAGCCGCAAAGGTGGATTTGCCTATGCCCTCAGGACCATATATCACGACTTTTTGTGCGGAGCTTACAACTCCTGATGTTATCTCATACATTAAAATGCACCTGCTTTCCAAGTTTTCGTTTCTGATTTTTCGTCCTTATCATTGTCCATTGACCTGCCGTCCTCGATAATGATACTGCACTCGTCACCTGTAGAAACTCTTGTGGCTATCGCCTGCAAGCCCTGTGCTTCAAGCCACTTGCCAAAGTCATCAAGGGTGTCGGTATCCATTTGTTCAAGCTTGTCCAAAAGTACGAAGCCGCAGTCAGGGTTGAGCTTTCTCACGATAGAGGTAGCGACGATAAGCTGTTCTGCTCCGCTTATACTATCCCACTTATGCCCGTTATACAGCAGCTCTCCGTCCTCAACTGAAAGCCCCTCAAGGGGCAGGTCGGCATTTTTGAGCAAGTCAGTTTTAGCCTGCCTTACGTCCTCTATCTGCTCAGTGAGATATGTATACTGTGAACGGTAGTCCTCAGCGTCTATCTCAGCTTTTTCCCTGTCGAGGTTTGCTCTTATCTTCTTGTTCAGCTCCTCGATATCTGAGATGTTCTTTTCAAGCTCCGCTGTGCTTTCGTCCACAAGGTCTTGAGCGTCAAGGCTTGCAAGCTTGAAGTTGTTCGCTGCCGCTTCATAGCTTGCTTTTGCACGCTCATAGGCAGACTTAGCAAGTTCCAACTGCTTTTCGTAGTATTCTTTCTGATCACGCTTACGCTGATTTTCGCCGTTGCGAGCAAGTATATCCTGCTGCTGTCTGATAAGCTCCGAAGCCGAAACAGGCTCGGCAGGGACGTTTGCATACACAGGCATTTCCTTTGCAAACTTAGATTTCTGGTCAGCTATCCTGCCGATAGCGGTACGCTGGTCATAGAGGGAATGTTCCTTATGCTCCAACTGATAGAGCGTATCACCCACTCCTATTATTTTCAGCAGAGTTGAAGCTTTTTCCTTGCTTGACTGATTTATGAACTTAGGCAGGTCAAGTGCGAACTGCTCAACGAAGCTGTTCAAAAGCTGCTGACCGCCTTTCTTACCTGTGCTGTCCGTGACTTTGAGAGAGCTGTTCTTGCCCGAACGCTCCACTACTATACCGTTGTCGAGGGTGATCTTCAAGTGCGGTTCGACAACAGACCCCTCACGCTGAGGAGAGGACGGCTTATACTTGTCACCACCAAGCGCCCAAGCGATAGCGTCAAGGACAGAGGTCTTGCCCTGCCTGTTCTTACCGCCGATAACAGTAAGCCCATTCTTTGCAGGCTCAAGCTGCACGGCTTTTATCTTCTTTACGTTCTCAAATTCAAGTGAGTTTATTTTTACTGACATTTTAGTTCTCTCCTCTCATATTTTCAAGCTTATCCCTTGTGCTGCATATCTTTCCATACGCCTCGCCAATGTCAAAGGCTCTATGTTCTCGCTCAGACATTACTTCATAGATACCGATTATATCTGTACAGGCTTCGTCTACGGTATCATATGCTTGACAAATCTGCTCTTTTGTGCTATCATCAAGGTGTGTTGAATTGATATTTTTCAATATCTCTGAGCTTGTGCTGTTGGCAGACAGTGCAGGCTCGTTTTTTGTGTTGTTCACTATGTATCGTGTGAAAGTTTCAATGCAACCCTCAATTTCCAAAGTTGCGAAAAATGGGCAGTTATCGCAGTCAGCATTTGTCGCACAATGTTTCGCCGCATTTATGATATCTTCGTTTGTAAATTCCTTATTCATCTTTATCCTCCCTTATCGGCTGTACGCTCATATACTGTCTGCCGTCATAGTCCATCTTCTTCACAGGTTCAATCCCTTTCTCACGGAGCGACCTTGCGGCATCGCCAAGCCCTCTGTCAAAATCCTCACGGGTCTTGTAGAATGCACATCTACGGCAGTAGTCCTTTGTTGGCGTTACTGTAAGCGCACCGCATTCGTCAGGCTTGACATTTGAATGGAACACGCAGATATTGACCGCTCCGCTGCCGTTGTCAAGGGGCTTGTCCCTTTTAAAGACCTCTCTCATCACTATCATCGTTTTCGTCCTCCTCAAATTCCTTTTCCCAGTGTCTGTATTCTATCATCAACGCTACGACGCCATACAGTGCCGACAGCACCACTATAGCTGCCGCTATGATACCCACTATGAACAACATTTTACCACTTTCCTTTCATTTCAACTTCGACCTTGACCACTGGTCTGCCTGCTTCTCTCACTGCACGCTTTATGCTCTCCTCTGCTTCCTCGTAGGCAGTTTCTTTTACGCTTACATACCACCTGTATGCTACATACATTGTAAGCACCACCAAGAGCGCTACCGCTGCGGCACATCTGATTATCTCTAGTACGGCTATCATTTTCTCACGTCCTTTCCGTAAAGCGTGCGGAGTTTTTTAAGCCTTTTCTCGAAGTTGTCGATATCAAT